CAGACGGCCTTTCGCTTGTATTCCATCAGAGTGGCGTAAGCGGACGGGGGGATACCGCCCGACTGGCTAAAGCTCGAAAAGGATATTGTTTCCCCTGCAAGGCTTTTACTCTGCACGCCCTTGTTCTCGATTTCGTTCAAGCGTTGCGTTGCGATAATCAAGACGGCTTCCTGAATATCGGCAGGCATGGTTTCGTAGCCAGCACGGTACGACACTTCAACGTTACGGATTCCCTGCGCAAAGCAGGCATGGCGAATCAGCAGCCAGTTATCAAAGTCCCAGTCATCTACTACTCGCCCGTTGATTTTCACGGACGACACGGAAATGACAGGCCATTGTTCCAATACAAGGCGATTCTTGCCGTTGCCGTTGTAACGCTCGACATAATCCGCCGCAGCTAGTTTTCGACCGATAAAACCCCCACCCGCCGCCGATACCCCGTCAAGCAGGGTTTGGAAATACGCGTCCTGCTTGTCGTGGGTAACGCCTAGCCGTTGCTTGAGCGAATCAAGTGGGACAAGGGCGGCCATCGTTATTCAGCCTTTTCAGATTCAGAGGTCTGTTCTTCCTGTTCAGCATCAGCCTTTTTACGGCCGCGCTTACCTTTTTCAGGCTCCCCAGCTTCGGCAGGCTCTTCAGCCACGTTACCAAAGCCAAACTGATACAAGAATTGCGCCGCTTCGGCAGGCACTTCAACAACGCCGTTTTCGCCCACTTCGTAGCTTTGGCTACCAAATGAAACATCGGTAAAGCCTTCAGGGGCTTGTAATTTAACCATTTCAGTCATTTCGATTCTCCAAAAGAAAGAGGCCGTCCGAAAATTCAGACGGCCTGATTAGGCTTAACCTACGTTGGTAATCATACCGAAAGCAGGCATGAACATACCTTGCAGCACTTCGTCCGCATAGACACCATATTCATACATACGGGTACGCAGCGGCCATTCGATTTGGTAGTACTCTTGACGTGTACGCACTTGCAGCAGGTTACCCACGCCTTGAACGTAAGCAGGCAGACGGCTTGAATAGAACAGGTAAGTACCGGCAGGCAGGTTCGGGTGTACTACGATGTTCAGCTCGTCGCCTGTGATTTTGTTCAGGTACGAACCGACAACGACACCAGCTTTAATGTTTGCGGTGTTATTCACGTCTACATTCAGCTTAATCATCGGTGCGCCACCGTTGCCGATAATCAGCTTGGTCAAAGCAGCCAAATCGCGGGCGTTGACGTAGATTGTGTCAGGGGACAGGCGATATTTTGAGTAGAAGTTTGCAAAGGCTTCTTCAAACTCATACACACCGCCTGCGCCGTCTGAGGTCAGGCTGCTGCCTTTGTTATCCGCCCAATACGCGCCGGAATCAGGCAGGGCAATTTGGGTCAACAGACCGTCAAATTCCAAGATAGAAGTGGAATTGTCTTCAGACGGCAAAGAAGCGGCGGTTTGAGTGCCTTCAGCGTCAGCCAAAATATCCACTTTAGCGGAAGTAGTGACCGCACCCAGTTTTTCAGAACCGGCAGCGCCCCAGAACCAAGCGTAGGCAACCGCGCCGCGAACAGCTGGAACCATAGCGGTTACTTTTTTACCTGTCGCAATACCGGAAACAGAAGCGGCAGCAGATTTTTGAGCAGAACCGCCGCCGAATGTATCGGTCGTGCCGTCAGCGTTTTGGCGTGTGATTTTGGTCGGTACTTGAGCAGTTTTAATGTTCAGGCTTTGGCCGATTGCACCGTTGTTTGCGCCTGCCACGTCCCAATATGCTTGCAAGCCCAAAGCCACGCAGATTACAGACAAGGTGCTACCGCTGATTTTACCCGATGCTTCAGCGGAAACGGCAGCGGTCGGAGTAGGTGTAACGCCTGATTTCAGGCTGGTATTCCCGCCCAACAAAATCATTTCTTCGGCAATCATAGTGGCTTGCAAGGTTTGGGCAACCGCCAACGCTTTCACATCTTCGAAGCCACGCGCAGCGTAGTCAGCTTCAAAGGATACTTGGTTTTCCAAGCCGATGGCGCGGAATTGGGCGTTACGCTCAACCATTTCGTGATTGATGACACCACCGCGTTTACCTTCGCTAATGCCGGCGCGTTGATTGCCTACGTTGATATTAGTGATGGCTTTCCAGTTTGAGCCGATGGTGCGACCGCCGCCCACGCGTGGGATACGGTTGCGCAACGGTGTCAGTACCGGATAGAGTTTTTGTGACGGCGCTGACAGATCATAGGTTTGCAAACCATTGGTAAAGCTGGTCGGCTGAGTAAAACCTTTGTTCAACGGCTCGCCGTTTGCTTGTGCTGACTTCATCAGCGCAATTGTTTCTTGTGTGAGTTGATTCACGTTCATTTATCGCTCCTGATAATAAAAAAACCGCCTGTAAGCGGTGTTACAGACGGCCTGTTTGTTTTGCTTTAATGAGTGTCGCCACGTCATCAAGCGAACCGTCATTCTTTACAATCGGCTCAAAACCATTTAAAGGGTCTTCGCCGTTATCTTCTGCCTTACTGATAGCTTTAGTGCTACCTTTCGGCGGCGCTGCCTGTTTCTTCAGGCTTTCGATTTCTGCCTTCGCTTTGGCAAGTGCGTCATTCGATTTTTTCAGCGCGTCTTGCGCTTTTGCCAGTTCGTCCACTGATTCGGCCTTGGCAAGGTCGTCTGATTTATCGGCTTTGGCTGCCAAACCATCAACCAGCTTGTCGGCTTCGCTTACTGTCAAGGTTTTCAGCGATTCAGCAAGGCTGCCTGCTGATTCTTTAATTTGCGCGATAACAGCTTCATCGATGTTGTCGTAGGCTGCTTCCTCAATCAGCCATTTCAGCGACATCAGCACGTCAGCCAGTGATTTGACTTGCCACATTGATTTGGCGACCGGCTCGTCTTTCGGTTTCTCGGCCTTTGCTAATACCGCTTTCAAGATGGCGATTTCAGATTCGGACAAATTCACGCTTGCCGATTTCTCGGTTTCGTCTTCTTTGTCGTCTTTGTCGTCTTTGTCATCTTTCTTATCGCCATCTGCCTTTTCAGCATCATCAGCAGGCGTTTCATCGGCTTTATCAGCCGGCTTGTCGTCTTCGTCCTTATTCGCCTCTTCCTCATCTTTCGGCTTATCCGCTTTGTAGCAGGTAAACACCGCGTCAGGGTTGGCAGGACGGTCAACAAGGCTGATTTCTGTCAGCTTTAAGCCTGTGATTTGCGACTTATTCAATTCATCACGGGAGGTAACGCTCCCACCGATTGAAAAGCCTTTGTAAACGCCTGTTTTGACTTTCGTCACGGCAACAGGGTCAACGATATGCGCGCCGAAGAATGTGCGCCCATCGTCTTCTACATTAATCTCAATAGCCGTCCCCGCTGCGTTTGAGCCGTGCATTTCACGCACCGCGCCAAACTTCATATAATCGGGAATAGCCGCTTTCATTGCTTCTGCCGCGATAATTTCGCCGTCCGAATCGACCGCTTCACTTGAGGCATACCCCCAAACTTTGACAGTGCCGTCGTCCTGCGCTTCCATCTTGGCGATTTCTGCGTATAACTTTGCCATTCTGTACTCCAAAAAAAAGCCGCCCCCGTAAAGAGAGCGGCAAACCCACTACCAACATCAACTAAATTTAAGACATATCCTCTGCCAAAACAGGGACGACCGTACACCTGCAATTGGGATGGCCTGGAATCGTTAAAGCACCATGTGAGAAATGCTCATGCAGCCCAATCACGCCCATCTTACCGTTCGTATTGCAAACCTCTGATACTTTATCGTCTTCAGCGGTCAGCCACTGTTTACCGGCAACAAGTCCGGTCTCTTCCCAGCCTATCAGGTTGCCCATGCCGTCCGCCATCGCCGTCTCAGTTCGGGCAATAGTTCGGGCGCGGGCATTGCTGAAAGCGTGAGATTCTTTCAGACGGCCTGCCAATTCCTGCACACTGTCGCCGTTTCGCATGGCTTCGACCACTTGGCCGCGTATCATTTCGCGCGTTCCCTCTGTGATTTGCCATTCGGCGGCAGGGTTTTGGATAAGCTCGCCGCCCACCCACTTCATGCCGACCATTTCGGCGGCGCGTTCATGCGCCCACTTGACAGCACGGCTGCGAATATTCGTAACCATGCCGACAGCAGGGTCAGGCATTACATGCAACAAGGCGGCAACCGCCCCGTCTTCCGCCGCGCGTCTGATTATCGGCTCAACCACATCAGACAATCCCGACCACTCGCCAAAATCCAAACCGTCGGTAATGATTTTCGCTACTCTGTTCAGTTCGGCGGCCAGGTCATCGGCCTGCCAGTCAACAACCGCCCCGGCAATCAGTGCCGCGATTTGTTCAGCCAAGCCGTCAACTCGTGTCAGCAAATAAGCCTCAATAAGCGCGGCGGCTTCGTCTTCGCTCATCGGGCTTTCCGACTTTCCCAGCTTTTCAGCCTCTTGATTCGGCTGTTCTTCAGGCTGTTGGTCGTCTTGCTTGCTTGGTTGTTCCTGCTCCGGTAACGGCTCTTTGCCCAATTCGGCGCGGATTTCATCAGCGGTCAAGATACCTGCGTTTTTGTAGATAGCGTAGATTTCTGCCTGTTCTTTCGGGTTGAGCGATTCCTCTTCCTGCCAAACAAACTCATACGCGGCCATATCCATATAGCGGGCAAGCACGTCATCAATCAGGGATTTTACCCAGTTTTTCAGACTACTCATGCCGTCTGAAAGCGACTGCTCACGGCTCGTCTCTGCCACGCTGCGGTTTACCTGCGCTACAAACGGCGTAGGCTCAACACTAAACGCAAAGCAAACGACACGCGCCAACCATTCGTCGTAAACGTCCTTAAGCGGCGGCTGTTTCGTCTCTTTAAAGTTTCTGGCCAACTCGCCCGGCACGAAACGCATTTTACGCCGTTCCGCCGTCTCGCCCGATAGCAGCAAATCCCAGTATTCTTGGAATCGTTTAATGTCGTCAGCCGACCACGTTTCAGGCACGCCGACTAAAGCGTCAGGCACACTACCAGCCGTGTAGTATTCCAGCGCGTGAAGCTGCCGTTTTAGGGCAATATTCACGGTCATGATGATTTGCTCAACGGGCGAATAGCCGTAGACTTTATAGCTTCGGTTGTTGCGTGAGCGGTAAATCAATTCATCCGCCGTGTAGTCAACTGCCGCCATGCCGTGCAAGATTTGCTGATACGCTGTATCAGGCGGTGCTGGCAAGCGGCCTGTATTGTCCAATACGCGCTTAATTGTTGCGCCGTCTATCACTTCAAGGGCGAATAAGTCGCCGCCCAGTGTTTTACGCGGATAGATACATGGCGCGTCAATGACAAACAAATCTTCCAGCAAGATGCGCAGCCAGTCCGCCCATGTATGCTCTTTGTCAGGCGATTGGAAAAACGCAATGGCTTCATCGACCTTTCGGTCTTTTCGCTGCGATTCGTTGTCTTTGGTTGATTCAACGTCGCGCTTTTGAATCGTCCATTTCAGGCACTCCATTTGGTCTTTGCGCTTTTCGATAACCAAGCGTAACACGTCGTAGTTATCGGCAAGGGCGCGTAATTGTGTAAAGCCTATTGCCTCACGTTCACGCGGTTTGGAATGCCCTACGTTGTAGAACGGCTCATAATCGAACCGCCGACCCTCTGCCTGTTGTGCAACAGGTGCTAAAGGCTCGCCCGCATCAAACCACCCGTCCGCGTTGCCGGTAAAGGCGTAACGGACACCGGCGGCAACGCGGGCAATAAAGCCTTGTGATAAAGGTGTCTTTTTACTCATTTATTTGCCTCAACCTGCGAACGCAGGTAATCAATCATGCCAGTTCGGGTGTCTAGTAGCTCGCCAAACGCACGGCTCAAGCAGTCGATTTGGTCGTCATGCTGACCGTTTGGGAACATCCGCATTTCTGAAATCAGCGCGTCTGTGTCCCATGTGCCATCATCCAACAACATCACGTTACCGATGTTGACTTGAGCGGCGAACGGCTCGGCTCGTGTAACCTTATCGCCCGATTCGGGGCTGGCAGATACAGAAAAACCCACCAGTTGACGGGTTAGATATAAAGTTTGCGACTTACCAGCCTGCCCGGGATCTTGAGGGATAGATATCTTAGTTTTCACGCCGTCTTTTTGCGCCGTGTTGCGTAATATCCTATCTCGCTCGTCAGCACCATACTGGCCGCGCACAATATTGGCGATGATGTACCGCCCATCTTCTGTTACACCAAGCCTGCCGCCAGCTGTATAGTCGCCGTCGTTCGCTGTTGAGGCTAAGTCCCATGCGCGAACCCATCTGATATTTCCAGCAGGCAATGCTTTCACAAATTGCAGATTATCGGGCTTAAACGTACCACCATCAGGCGGTGCAGGTTTCTGCAAATACTGCCCGGCAAACACATACGGCGCAGCTTGTTCCATGCGGCGCAATGTTTCAATATCGTGCTTTTCAGGCCACAATGCCGTGCCGTCGTCTTGAATAGCAGGTAAGCAAAGGTGTTCCCACTCTTCGCCATTACCACCATCAAGCAGCCAACCTGCCAAGTCATTCTCGTGCAACCGTTGCATAATGAGGATAATCGGCGTTTCAGGGCTGTTTTTACGAGATTCAAGCGTGTTTTGGAACCAGTCGATGATGTTTTGCCGTCTAACCTCGCTTCGTGCTTCGTCAGCCTTGTGCGGATCGTCAATGATGATACAACCGCCAAAGCCCTCACGGTGCTTGCCTGCACCAAAGCCTGTAATCGTGCCGCCTGTACCTGTTGCGTACATCACACCGCCGGCAGTCGTTTTCCAGTGATGGCTGCTCTCGCTTGCAAGTGCTAAATCAGGGAAAATTGCCCGATATTCCTCATGCTGTACCAAGTTCCTAATCTGCACGGAGTTATTGACGGCCAACGTAGCCGAATAGCTCGCATGAATAAACTCGCTATCAGGCACACGCCCCATCGCCCACGCGATAAAGTTCACAACCGCTATTTCCGTTTTCGAGTATCGCGGCGGAATGTTGATAATCAGGCGTTTTGTTTCGCCGTTGAAAACACGCTCAAGGGCATCGCAGATTAGGGCGTGGTGACGTGCTTGCGTCCACTGGTAGCCTCGCCGCTCGCGGAACATCCACCGTGTGAACATGTACAGATTGATTGAGCTTAAATCACGGATTACCGAAATTTCAGCCTCATTGAATTGCTCTAGTGCCATTTTATTTTAAATTCCTTTGGAAAATTGCATAAAAATGGCAATCTAGCCGTCCGTAGGATTAGCATTTTATGCTAAACCTTGCTTAAAACGTCCTCGGCAATCTTGCGAAACTCTTCAGCATTAAGCCGTACAGACGGTGTCATACTGCCATCGCTCGATTTAACGTCAAGTTCCGATTTATCGCTCCATTTCCCACGCTGGCGATTCTTCAGCCAAAAAATAGCAGCAGGAGTGTCAGGCGGGTAGTATTTCGTCAGTGGGGTTTGGATAATCTCGCCGCCAACTACCCGAATATCTACATCAGGGGCTTCATAGCCCATAGCACGTTGATACAATCGGTCAGCAACATTTGCATCCGCTAACATCTTCCCCTTTTTTATGGACTCCAAAAATTCGGGAAATTCGTTCTTCCAATTATTAAGCGTTGATACTTCAACATTAAAAAAATCAGCCATATCGGCATCTATTGCGCCAAGCAAGCATAATTTATAGGCTTGTTCAGCATATTCTGGCTTGTATTTTGTTGGTCGCCCGATTGGGCGTTTTTTCTCGCTCATATCGAACTCCAAAAAGAAACCGTCTAACTCCGACCCATCTCAGAATTAGACGGCAAAACACACTCGACTCACAGGAAAAATGGAACGCCCTACACCGTCAAGGCATAGGGCGAAGGGTGCAAGAACCGCTTTATAGTCTGTCATGCATGACAACCATTTAGGTCGGGCAAACGCGTTTCACTTGCACCGCGTTTTGTTACGACTCTCTCTCGTATGTAGGGCGCGACCCCTAGTTTGATTTGGAAGCGTCCGCGGCATCTTCCTCAACGGCTACGCCGCCCCTTTTGCCTTTGCCAGTTATGGCATGGCTAGAAAACCTGAAAATTCAAACGCCGCTACCTGTACAGGCAGAAGCTCACATTCAGACGCTCCGAAAACGCA